GGGTGAAAGCCTTGCTCATGGTGGGCGATTCCCAGGCAAAAAATGAAAAAGCCCGCAGCTTTTGGCTGCGGGCTTCCATATGGTGCGGCTGGCAGGAATTGAACCCACGACCCCTTGGTTCGTAGCCTGCTGAAAAACGAATGGGGTCATGTAAATCAACAGGTTACGGGCGTCCACCCTACCTTTGCAGCGCGACTGCGCACGAGTGAGCATTCTACAGTCGCGCAAAAGTCGCGCACTCTCCTATGCTCCCAGGGGCACCTAAAACACTGTATATTGAACCAGTGTTTTCAGAATTCAACTCGCTTCAGCCATGCACGTGACCATGACCCCGCTAAGGTCTGGGGGCCGTCCTGTACCCGCCGGCTCTCGCACACCAATGCGCGGAACGCTCGCCACAAAGAAGTTCATTGGCGGCGACGCTTGGTACAAGGTGCTTGGATTTCAGCAACACGGCTGTGCCCCCGGCAAGTTCGAACTTTACGAAGCGCGCGTGAAGAACTGCGAGGCAGAGTCGTCTGTCGTTGTGTACTCCGGCACCGCATATGAGGATGGGGCATGGGTTGTCCAAGAATGGGCGGTTGATGTGGCACCGACAGCACCGACACCTTTCGCAATCGGCTGGATCAACCCTGCGCGGCACCGCGAGCAGCAGCCGTAGTTCAGAGCAGCGTGGGCGTGTCCGGCGTGGACGGCCCAGCGTCGAACATCTCAACTGGCGTCAGCCGCAGCAGTTCCCGCGCCTCCTGCACCGTCCCCGCGAGCCATTGGTCCACGTCGGCCTGCTCGATGGCGATCACGCTGCGCTTGTCCTGCTGTTCGAACGGCAGCGGCTGCTTGGTAGCGGGGTCCAGATCCGGGCGATGCATCCGGCTCATGAGGGGGTGGCTGTTCGCGTGCAGAGTGAGCATCGTGTAGCTCTCGACCTCTTCACCGGTGGCAGGGTCTTTCCAGACATTCCACAGGCCCGCCAGGCCCCAAGGCTCGCCGTCGGCCCGGCGAAAGCGCCACCACACGTTTTTGCCGCTCTCCCAGTTGGGTTCATCGAACCAGTCCGCCGGGATGATGCAGCGCTGCCCGCGCGCCCAGGGGTGCTTGTAGCTGGCCTTTTCGGTCAGCTCTTCGCTGCGGGCGTTGTTCGTGGCGTACTTGATATCAGCGGTCTTGGAGAACCATGGGACTAGGCCCCAGCGCCCAGCTACCAACTCGCGCTCGTAGCCCACCTCATCGCGCGCGCGGCGGATGAATGGTCCGGGCTTGCGCGGCGCCACGATGCCGCCATCCCAGGCGAGTTCGTTCCTGGGGCGCCAGTGTTTGCGGATGCCGGCCTCTTTCGTCGATCCGTACAGGTTGCACATGGCGCCAGCATACCCCCGGCAGTAGGATGTGGCCATGGAGCCTGACCACCCCACCCTGCTCCGCCGTCCCAACCCCGGCGGCATCCCGTCGATCGTCGAGGACGTTCTGCCGGGAAGTCCATGGGACTACAGCATCACGCAAGTGGGCGATGCGTGGTCGGTCAAATACCTAGTAGACGGCAAAGAAGTCTACGCAGGACTCGGCCCGGTCGAAGTGCTCAGGTCGCCAGCGCCGTTCTGAAACAGAAAAACCCCCTGACCCGAAGGCCAGGGACGAAACCAACGGTCCAGTGGAAACTGAGATCGTTGGAGGGAGACACGGTCACAAGAACAGCGCCCAGACCAGCGTGGCGAAGGCAGCGATCCAGATCAAGCCGACGACGGTCATCGGGTCAGCGCGCGGTAGGATCCTTCGCAGGCGAGGCCGGCGATGCGGGCTTGGTCAGCATGCCGCGCAACTCGTTCCTGAGCTTCATCAAGCCGGCGCTGCACGTCGGCAAGCATTCTTTCGGTGGCTTCGGCTGCAGCGCTTCCGCCGGGAGTGGAGGGATTGACGGTGCAGGCGCGGGCACGGGCGGCAGCGAGCTCGTCGCGCAGGCTGCGACCAGCAGCAGCGGCACCAGCAACAGCGCCCTCCAGGGCATCCGATTTCTTTCTGGCATCTTCGACCTCCTTCTGTACGGCCGCGGTGCGGCGGGTTCCTTCATCGAGCGCAGCGCGTACGGCACGGCCTGACTCGCGCTCCCAGTCCACGCGCTGGCTCACAACTTCCAGCTCGGCAAGACGCAGGCGGTTGGTCTGCAGCGCCGCGAAGGCGCCCACAACCAGCACGCACGCAATGGCGGCCTTGGTGATCACGCTTCGCCCCTCGTGGCCGGCGCCGAACCGATCTGCAGGGACACGTGCGGCACTGGCCAGGACAGCGGCCAGCGGTAGCCCGACACACGGCTTTCGGGGAAGGCGCGGACGTTCACCTCGTTGCCCTGGTTCCCGCCCAGCACCAGCAGCCTGCCGTCGATGGTCAGGCCCTCCAGGAAGCCCACATGCCCGCCACCGTCGCGCGTGAAGACCACGATGCAGCCGGGCGCCGGGCCTGGAAGCTGCTGCCCCCAGGTGAGATACGACTTGGCCGACTCGAAACGGCTGGACACGATCCCGACGTTCTCCAGGCAGAAGCCCACGAAGGCCGCGCACCAGGGCGTTTCGTCGTCCTTGATGCCGCCGCGCTTGATGGTCTTCCACATCTGCACGATCAGCGGGTTGTGCGTGACACCGGGTATTTCACGCACACCGATGTAGCGGCGCGCCTCGGTGATCCATGCGGGGTTGCTCATTTGATGATCTCCTTCACATCGCGGGCCAGCTCGCCCAGGTCGTGGTCCTTGCGCTTGTCGGCCCAGGCGAAGCCGGCGCGCACGATCACCCAGCCCGGCAACCCACAGGCGAAGATCAGGCCGCCAAGGGCCATCAGACCGACCACGCCGCCCACAGCCAGGTGCTGCAGTTGCAGGTACTCCACTGCCATGGCGCCGCCGCCCACGCTCGACACCACCGTGCAGATCAGGGCCATGGCCCACTCGCGTTTGCTCTTCGGTTGCACCCAGAGCATTACCACCACGGCGGCCAGGCCTGCCGGGATGCCGAAGGCGATGGCGGCCTTGTAGAGCAGGTATCCCCCTGCGGCGGTGGACGAAGTAGGTTCGCTCATGGCTCAACTTCCGTAGGGCTGGGATTGAATGTTTCTGGTGCGGACGGATACTCATGCCGCGGTGAGTACAAGCGTTGCAAGCGCATGCGCAGCGTTCCCACCAGGGTTGTAGGCAGCGGGGTCTTCCGTCGTTCCGACCACGCTTTTCACAGCACTGAAAGACTGAAACCGCCCAGAAACTTGGAAGTCCAGTGCGTACCCGGCCGGGGCTGACGCCGTGGCGAATGAACCGGCGAAAGCGCCTACAACGATGCACGCAGAAGGCGAGGCGGCCGGGATGCTGCCAACGCTCGGAGGGTTTGCAGTGTTGGAACCGGGTGCCGCAAAAGCGGCTGATGCCGATCGGACAACTGCCACGTTTCTTACTGCGTAGCTGTTGGCGTTGATGCCGTTCGAGGCGCCAAAGGTAAGCCGGAGAGCATCGCCTCCACCACCTGCCGCCACTTTCGTCGCAACCCACAGGAGGCGCGTGCCACCAGTGGCCGCTAGATTGGCCCTGACCGTCCACCCAGTGCCTGACACCCCAGTGTCGATCCCGATCGACGGAGCATTGGTTGTGCCAAGAGCTACGACGATGATGTCGCCCGCAGCTGCGGCGGGCATACTGATGTTGTGCACCGAAGCTGCGCCAGCTACAGTCGAAACATCGTCGACGATGAGGGGGCCGACCCCTGCCGTCATCTTTGCGCTGGCTACGATTCCCGGTATCACAGCGGCTCCGTCGAACCGAACACGTCGGCCACGCTGCTTGAGACGAATTTCACCGTCACCGTGTCGCCCGGCTCCAGCACCAACGTGCCTCCCTTTGGCGGATTGAGCGTGACACCTGAGCCGGACAATGTCAGGTTGCCCGAGGCGCCTCGATTGGCGACGTGGTACTCCTCGGGGGCCGCGAAGCCGTCGCCGACGTCGAAAGTGCCCGTCTTCGCGCCAGTCGCCGTGAAACGCACGTAAGAGCCAGCATCGCTCGGATCGAAGGCCCGAGCTGCCGTGGCGTCAGTGATGAGAGGGGCGGCAGAACCCCCTCCACCGCCTCCATCCGCTTGGCCATGAACGCCACCGGGGCCACCACGGCAATCTCGGATCACCGTGGGGACGCCGCCTGCCGTGGTGATGTGGAACACCCGCGCATAGTCGACCAGGTTGTTCCAGTTGGTCATGCTGGTGGAAGTCGTCATCGCGCCTGTGGAACGCGCCACCACGAGGTAGTTCTCCGCTGAGTTGGTCAGCGTAAGCGTGCCGTCAACGATGTCGAATCCGCCCCATCTCGCACCACCGAGATACCCCCATGTGAGTGCTGCGCTGGTGGCCGGGTCACGCCCATAGACCTGCTGGTGCGCCAGGATGTCCAGCGCCTCGTTGACGATGGGAAATGGATCAGCGGGATTCCCGCCTGGTACGCGCGGAGCGCTCATGGTGCTGATGTCTCCAAAGTGGCGGCGAATCCCTCGCCAACGGTGTCCGAGAGTTGCTGTGCGGTGATCGTGATGAGGTCGCCGCTGGTGAATCCGTCAGCGGCAATCTCGGCCGCCGAATACGTCCATTCGAGATCGGTGTCGTTGTGCGTCCGCACGAGGCTCAAGCCGTCGTAGACCTTGAAGCGGAAGGCCGCCAGGGTCTCACCCAGCGGCGCGAACGTGCCGGTGGTGGTGTACCGGGCCACCAGACGCGATCGGCGACCCGCCGACACCTCCAGGTCGCCGCCAGCGTTGGCGTGAGCTCGAAGGCGCCAAGGGCTGTAAGGCATCAGCGAGATGCCGCTGTCGGCGAACTCCTCCTCGATCACCGAGGACAGCAGCAGGTTGAGGGTCACCGCCTTGACTTGCTGCTCCACGCCGATGTCGGTGGTCTCATTGACCATCCGGCGCAACATCGAGTCAAGCAGAACGAAGCGCGCCCCCGATGGGTGCTCGACGATCTTGTGCTCTTGACCAAGCTGACCGCGCAGGAACTGCGAGAGGTCATAGATGCGGTACAGGCCATCGTTGCCGACGAAATCGGCATGCACGAAACGCAACGGCTCGTCCCCGATGACAGCAGCGTTGATGGTGCGGTCGACCGCCATGTCGGCAAGTGTCGAGCTGCTCAACTCGCCGCGGACGCGAACGCGAACCTTGCCGCTGTGCTGGAGAGACCAGCTACCTCCTGCATGGCTAGCAAGCGCCGTGGTTGTCTCGCCGATCACTGCGGAGTCACCCGTGATGAACTCCTGTTCATAGGCTTCGGGAAGCCGTGCGCGCACGAACACTGCCCCTGGCCATTCGTCCGCCGCGCTGGATCGGCCAGGGGTGATGGCGACGTAGGGCCCAGGGGCATCGGCGTCAGCGTCACGCAGCGCAGGGATGTTGACCGTCTGCCACTCTGTCGGGGCAATGAGCACCGGTTCCGCCGGCACGTAGCCCTCGTAGGTTGGGTCGGGCGGATTGAGCACGCTGGCGTCATCAAGCGCGCAATCCCATTCGATCACCACCAGCGAATCGCGCTTCGTGATGACGCGCAACCTGTAGGTGCGACCCTGCGGATTGGTTGTCGTAATGATCTGACCAGGTTGCACCCTGGCGTACTTGCGACCGCCCACACGCAGCGTCACACGCCCGAGGCCGGCCATGAGATCGAGCAGCATCGAGGTAACGGTGTTCTTGGCTTGCGCTGGCGTCATGCCAAAGGCCATCTCCACCACCCTCGTGCTCACCATGCTGCTGTCGATACGATCGCTGAACTCCGTGCCAACTGCGTAGTCGGCATGGGCGTTGCGATAGCGCAGCGCGATCTGCGCCGGCAACTCGCTCTCGTTCCCTTGCACCAACGGGAACGGTTCACCGGGGTCGGCATCTTCGTTGGCGCCCAGGTCACTCCAATCGACCGCCATGACGGGCACCGTGGCGCGCGGAGAGATGTAGAGCCTGTCGGTGCAGAACGCCTCGTACTTGGCGTAGGGTCGAAGTGTCTCCAGGTGCGCCCGCGTGCCGCTCACATCGCCTGTTGCATAGCCCTCCAGTGGCACGTCGTACAGATCCTCGTGCACCTGAAACTCATTGGGCATGTAGCCCGCGCGGACCAGAAGCGCATCGACAGTCGCCTTGACGTTGGTTTCGAGCGTAGGCTGATAGACCGGGTCCGTGCCGTATCCACAATAGAGACGCGAGAGTCGAAACGAGGCAAAGATGGCGCCGCGCATGTCAGTCACACCAACGGCGCCGAATGCCCAGGATCTGCTCCCGACCGCCAGAGCATTGGGCGAAACGACCGTCATGAACAGGCTGTTGTCGACGTAGATCTCCATCGTGTGCAACGTGCCCGCCGGGAAGACGATTCCCAATCGGCCAGTCAATGGAAGGTTCGTCGCAACAACTTCAGGCTCAGGCAAGTTGAGGCGATGCCAAACCAGATCAAAGCTGGCGCCTGGGTTTGAAACGGAGTCGTGATCCCGAATGGAAAGCCTGTGGGAGTTCAGCCCATCGCTGAAGATCCAGAACTGAGTTGCTCCATTGGCGTAAGTCGGACCGCCCACGGGGGAGCGGATCTCCATGTCGAAAAAGTTGTAGTCGAGCGCGATGTATCGGTCGGTGGTGGCGAAGTCATGTGCGACGTCAAAGTCGCCACCGTCCGCCGGAAACTGGAATCGCGTTTGTCCGCCGTTTGGAAACGACCACTGAAGTTCGACGCCGGTCGTCTTAAAGTCCAGCGACGTGAACACGCCGCTCGCACTCGGCGTTGCGTTCTGAGCGGGAGGAAGCTGATCGCCGAGCTCCGTCACATTGGTCAACGGCATGTATATCCGCGCACCCGATAGATCAATTCCGGAAACGGTGTTGGCCTGGTGCTCCAGGTTCGGAATCTGCTTTCCATTGGTCAACTGCAGACCCGTGATGACGATGCTTGTTCGGCCGCGGTATGCCGGCGCATTGCCCACGCCCACCGCCGCTTCATAGGTCGGGTCCGGCAATTGATCGTCCGCTCCTGTGTAGACGACGTAGGAGGCCCAAATGCCTTCCTTGGTCGTGACTTCACTGCGCACGAGCTCGGCATTGAGCCAGTCACGAGCCACGTCGGTAGTCACGTTCTCGGAAAGCAGGATCATGACGTCACACTCGTAGGTGAACGTCGTGTACTTGCTGCCACCGCCCTTCCCTACTTTCTTTCGCTGAGCGATTTCGCGCACGGGGCTGGCCCAGACAATCTGCCCCGTCAAGCGCGGCTTACCAGCCAGCCAAGGCACTGCCTGGCCATAGGCCGTTCCAATGATGTTGCGATCCTCCAGGCGCGGGCCCTGCTGGTTGCTGCCGCCCATGGCCGACGAGAGGAGCGAGCCCGCCATGAAGCCCCAGGAGGCGTATGAAATGCCCCAGAGCCCGCCAGTGAAGAACGAGCCGATGGCCGCGCCGATGTAGGGAAGAGCCTCAGACATGGGCCACCTCCGGGAATCGGAATGCCGCAACGAACTTCATGCCGGCGGCGAGGACCAGCCGCTGCTCGACCACTTCGCCGCGGCGGTTGTCCGCATGAATGATCGACAGGCCGCCCAAGTGGTCACCCAGAATGCCAACGTGGTGGGGAAACCTGTCCCACGCGATCACAAGCAGATCGCCCGGGGCCATCTCTGTCTGCGGCACTTCGTGGGCCATCAGTGGCCGTATTTGCCGCATGAGCGTCACGCCGTCTGGAAGCCGCCGATAGCCCGTGACGTTCCATTCCCGCGCCTTGAGCCCGAGATCCCAGGCAACACCCACCGGCAGACCCACGCAATCGATGCCGCCCAGAGGACCCTTGACGCGCCCCTGGTGCAAATAGGGCGTGCCGATGTAGGCACGTGCTGCGGTCACGACATCGGGCCGGCTCATCCGCCTACCCCGCTCAGAATTCGGTCCGCCGTCGGTCGGTGTTCCTCTCCCTGGAAGTTGGGCACATTGCCGAACTTGTCGCGGCAGTCAGGGCCAAGGCGCTTGCGGCACCCCGCTTCTGCGATGAGTGTGTCGCCGACCTGAATGGCAAGAACAGCCGGCGCAGTCAGTACGAATGCGCCTGAGGCGAACGAACTCACCTGCATCTCAATGCCTGCGTTGTTGCCGGTGAGCCATTTGACGTTGCCGGCACCGAAGTAGTCGACGCTCTGGCCCGCACCGCTGCAAATGAACCTGCCCTGATCCGTTACACCGGTGACCGTCAGGTTGTGCCGAAACCCCGTGGGGTTCGCGTTGCACTGCGCTGAGCCAGTGGAGAACAGCCGCGCGCGGCATGTGGGCTGCGACACAATGCCGATGGGTTGTTGCAGTCGTTGCTTGAGGCAGCGCAACTCCATCGTAATCTTGGCGCTCTCCACCTTGGGCTGACCCATGGTGCCCACCTTGAGCGTCTCGATGTCGTCCGCAATCGTCGTCGTCGCCACATCCCATCGAAACAGGAACAGACGGAAACGAGCAGAAAACCAGCGGCCAGCAAGCAGGTCGGCTTCCAGAAACGTCTGGCCATTGTTGAGCGTGACGAAGCTCGTTTCGTCGACCTCGAACCCGGCCGTGCTCTCCAAGGTGCCGAAGGTGAGCCCATGCAGCGGGGAGAACTCGAAACTGGTGAGCCCTGCAAGGTTCCACGGGAGGCTGTTCCATGGCGTGATGTCGATCTTGCGAGGCACCGAGAGCGATGTCAGACCCATCGTCGTGCCGTCGGCACGCTGCAGCAGAAGCCCAACAGCCATACAGGTGTGGCCGGTGTCGTAGTGCGCCTGGAGCGATGCAGGGATGTTCATGCTTCCTGCCGCGTTTCCCGGATGCTGATGTCCGACCAAGAGGTGAGCATTGCCGAGCCACCGAGGACTGCAAACGCGGCTTGCGGCGACGTGAATGCCACCGGAACATGGAACTGGCCCATGAGGGCATACGTATCGCCGCCCGCATGGCCGGCGATCACCACCCGGCCATCAGTCGTCGTGATCGTGCTGGACCCAGTGATGTCGGTGGTCGTGCCCGACCTCGTTCGAAACACCTTGACACCCGGCGCGGGCTTGTAGATGGGCCGAACGGCTGTACGGCCTGGGGACTGGTAGAGCCGATTGATCTGCCAGGTCGTGCCGCTGATCAACGTGAGATTCGAGTTTTGAAGGGTGAGCCGATAGTCGGACCAGTCCTTAAAACGAAATCCGTCGATGCCTCGGACCACCCAAAAGAACGCGCGCAAGGCCTCGAACTCTTCGCCTGTTCGCGGTGGCTGTTCAAAGGAATACTCATGAAGTGGATACGGGTCCATCAGGTTCGTGAACCGCTGACCGCCAATCGTCCCTGCCTGCATTGCCGTGAAACGTGGACCTCCCACCATGTTGGCGCTGATCTCGGGCGGAAAGAGTTGCTCGTAGAACGACATCACATGTTCCTTTGAGCGGCCTGGAGACCACGTGCTGCAGCTTTCGAGAGCTGCGCTTCTGTGCGCCGGTCCACCGGGCCCTGCACCGAAAAGTAGTTGGTGACGGAGAAGGCACGCCCGGCTCCAGCGGCGTTCTCAGAAGCGGGAATGATCCTTTCACCCTCGTGGACCATGGCGAGCATGTCACGCGGCACATAGTCAGTACCAACGTCAAAGGACGGGACTCCGCCGAATAGACTGCCGGCGATGCTTTTCAGCGCTCCGCCAACCACACCGTCACCGCTGCCGCCACCAACCATGTCCCCAAAAAGGTAGCGAGACAACTGCGCAGCAGCGGCCTCTGCCACCATTCGGCTCAGCATCTTGGTGAAGGCCTCGCCAACGTTGTCGAACTTTCCTTCCATGAGATCGACGAAGGTGTCACCCAGCGCGTCTTGGATGTTCTCGGCTGCACGCTGGGTGAAGTCGTCCAGTTCGCTGATCTTGTCCTTCTGTTCATCGGCAATGCCGAGGAAGGCCTGTGCGGCTTCGGTGTACTTGCGCAGTGCATCTTCGCTGCCGACCAGGCCCAGCTCGCCCTTCTCGTAGGCGGCGCTGAGTTCGAGCATGACGTCACGTTGCTGCTCAAGCTGCCGGGTGGCACCGGCGTCTACCAGGTCCTTGATCCGCTGGACGCGATCCTCTTCCGCCTCTTTTGCTTTGCGAGCGCTCTCGGCACGCAACTCATCGGCTTCCTTCGTGGCTGCAGTGAGTTCCCGATCGAGGTCGAGCTGCTGCGCAGTGGCAAGAATCTGCTTGCGCTGCTCGTCCGTAACCTTGCCCAGGCGGCCAAGCTGCAGATCTCGGAGCGCTTGCTCGGTCTCCGTCAGTTTTTCGGTGGCCTCCAGTTGCTTCTGCAGCGCCTCCAGGTAGCGCTTGGCTTCTGCGTAGGGATCTTTCGCAGCACCGCCCTTGGGCTTCTTGGGATCCTTGGCGTCTGGTGGCACCACCAACGACGGCCGGCGCGTGAGGCGTGCCAGTTCTGCGGCGCTCTGATCATCGGCGCTGAATGTGGGCTTGAACCTGCCCTTCTGCGCCGGGTCTTCCATGCCGTAGAAGCCGCGCACGTTTTCCCAGTACCGCTGAGTGGCGATTTCAAAGAATCCCTTGCCCTCTTTCTGGCCGACCCTGAATCGATCGATGACCTCATTGATTCCGGTCACAAGGTCAATGGTCAGGGACCGACTCGCGTCTTGCGCGTTCGCCTGCAGCTGAGCGAGCTGCTTGTTGAACTTGTCGACCTCCTCGGCCTGCTCCGTGGTCACGGTCGCTTGCAGCTTTCCAGCCTCAGCGAGATCCCGGAGGTACGGTCCAACTTCCTTCACCGATTTGCCGAACAACTCCTGAACGGCCCGGGCCTTGTCCCCATCATCGGCGAATCCCTGCAACGCGACAGCCGTCACGCGCAGTGCCTCGGCGGGGTCCAGGCGCTTCAACTCCGCAATATCGAGATTGAGCGCCTTCAAGACGGCGCCTGCGCCCTTGTCCGGGTCTGCGTCCTTTAGAACCTGGTTGAACTTGACCAGGGCGCCGCTGGCAATCTCGAAGGATCCACCCGTCTCCCGTGCAATCCGGTCGAGTGCGCTGATGTTCTCAACTGTTGATCCGCTGACTTCGGCCAGGTCCTTCAAGCCATCGATCGCATCCCGTGCGTCGGTGGTGAGACTGATCAGACCCGCAGCAGTAACGGGTATCGCCAGCGCACCCAGGGCAGCAACTGCCGTGGTCTTGAGCGTGTTGAGATTGAAGCCCAAGCCGTCGACGCGCTTGCTCACGGCCGCAAAGGCTGCCGCCGTCTTGTCTTCAGCGGTAAGCGCGATCTTGGGTTGCGTCATGACTCAAAGCTGGCGTTGATGGATGCGACCTGCCGGGCGAGTTGCTCGGCAGTAGGCTGCTGTTCGGCTTCCTCGCCCTGGTCGTTGATCTGCCAGGGATCTGTGCCCAGGAACTGCGATGCCGCCCAGCGAGTCTTGTCGGCCTTGCGCAGTTCGCCGTTGTGGATGGCGGCCAGCAACTGCGCATGCCGCAGGCGATCCGCCGCCGGGTGCAACTGCTCTTTGGTGAACATGACCTGCCATTCCCCGAACTCCTCTGCGCTCATGCGCTCGCCCAGTTCTTCCACAGTGCAGCCCAGCCGAAGGGCAAGAACGAAGGCGAAGCGCCTGTCCGGCTGGTGCGCTAGTTTTTTGCGATTTCCTGCTTGTTGCGTCCGTTGAGCGACTCGGCGACCTTGAAGAGTTCCAGCACGTCACTGGGGTTCTCCGCACCAAACACGTCCCACTCGGCCTCGCTGTAGAGTGGCTTGCCGTCGGCGAGCGTGACGGTGCGCGCCAACGTGTAGGAAACCACGTGCCCGCCGGCGCGCGCGCGGGCGCGCCCCTCGGTCTCGCCGTCGCGAGGCTTTTTTGCCTCTTCGTTGACATGCTTTTTTTCAAACATTTCGGAGAGCAGGAGGCCGCGCACGACGACATCGGCGCCCAGCGCTGGGACGGTGACGGTCTGCTTGCGCAGGACCGGAGACTTGACTTGATCGCGGTTGAGCAGTGCCATGGGTTCAGTTCATCCAGAAGGACATCGGGGCACGAAGATTCATGCTGAGCGGCGTGGTCACGGCAGCGCCCGCTTCACCCTGCGGTGAGAGGTTGCAGCTCATGTAGGCCGAAAAAGCCAGCTTGACGCCGGTGGCGAACGTCAGCAGAACGCAACCAGGCGTCTTGCGGTCGTCGAAACCCTTGGCGGCGAGCAGCGCGGCATCGTTGGGCACCCAGAGCGATGTCGAAGCCACGACGATGGGCGAACGGTTGCCGGGGATCTGGAAGTCCTGGTCGGTGTGAATGGTCGGGATCAGGATCTGCGCGGCTTCGCCACCGCTTGGCGTGAAGTTCTGCAACGTGCTGGCCTGAGCGCCGAAGGTGATCTCCTCCGCCGTGCCACTCACGAAGTCGTCGAACAGCGTGCTGTCGATACCCTCCAGGGTGAACTCATCCGTGGTCGATGCGGAGACACGCACCACGCGGTAGTTCAGCTGCGTCATGCCCACGATCTTCAACAACAGGTAGTCGCCATTGGAGTAGCCGTGCGCCGTGCTGTCGGCCACGGCCGGGTTGGCCTTGCTGATGTCGGTGATGGTCTTGGGGGCGGCCAGCAGGGTCTGCACGGCCACTTTCACTTTGCTCCAGACGTTGATGTCCATGCGATGCTCCTGTGGGTTTCAAAGAATTTGGTCGGGGGCCTCGGCGGCCACCATGTAGGTCATGCGCCAGTCCTGCGCGCGCGATGCAATGAGCCGGTCTTTGTCCTCGCTGACCACCGGCCGACTACCTGTGATCTGCACGCCGAGTTTGCAGAGGGAGCGCAGCGTTGCGCTGGCCGCAAGCAGCTTTTCCACCTGCAGGCCGAGATCTCTCGAGCGCGCGACTGCCTCGGTCCCGTGAGCGGCCACGCAGGTGATGGATACGCCCAGCGCGCGCTCCTCGATGCTCGCCATCGTGTTTAAGGTCACCGTCTCACCCTCTGCCGATTCGTCCACCAGGATGGCCGGGAGCAGGTTGGGCGGGACGGCGTCCACGCGATCGAGGTAGACGTTCGAGCCTGCAGCGGTTGCGCCGGTCGCCAGGATGCTGCGCACCGCTTCGAGGATCTGCTGTTGGGCGTGTGCCATGCCTTCAGCCTTTGCGCAGGCGAAGCAGGGTGGTGCCGGTGCCGTCGGGCTCGGGCTCCACCACGTTCCAGACGTCCGAGCCCATCACCAGGCTGAGCCCATCGACGTTCTCCGGAACATCGCTGGAAGCGATGAGGAAGACGGGGCCGGTGGCGTAGACGCCCGCCGCCACCTCGAAGGCCTGGTAGCCGTTGTCGAAGATCCCACGCACCGGCTCCCCGCCCAGCATCGCGTCGGTCGCGAACTCGCTGGACTGAAAGAAGAGCGTGAAGTCTTCGACGAAGGGCATGGCTCAGCTTCCGAGCGCGGCAAGCGCGGCGCGGGCCTGTTCGAGCTGGGCGGTGGCGGCCGCGAGCGGCAGCTCCTCGCCCTTCGCAAGCTCCACAGCGTTTTCGGCCGACTTGACTGCACTGCGAGCGGATTCGAGCGCCTGAGCGGCTTTGGCCGCGGCTTCCTGCTCAGCCTTGCTCGGGCCCTTCTTAGCGGGTTCGACGGCGTCGGCAAGAGCCTTCGGCAACTCGCCCTCGTAGAGGAACGATTCGCCCACCTTGAACTGCAGCGGGCCGGTGACCAGGTACCAGCCTTTGCGGTCGGCGCTCGGAGTGGTGCAGTGGCAGCGGGCGGCGGCTTGGTCCTTGTTGAGACCGACCTCCGCGCCAGCCGCCAACGTGACAACCGCTGTTGCGATGTATTTCATGGCAGCGGCTCGGTTCAGGTCATCGTGGCCAGGCAGGCACGCTGCCAGTAGCCGTAGCCCACGTTGCGGCTGGCCTTCACGCCGTACTGGTGCTTGTTCTCCTTGAACTCCAGTTCCGAGTCCTCGGCGATGGCGCTGATGGAGACCGCCTCTTCTTCCTGGCGGATGAAGGCCTTGGTTTCGGCGTCGGTGCGGAAGACGGCCAGCTTGTCCGTCCACGTCAGGCGCGCGTTGGCGGCCATGCGCATCGTGAACCCGCCCAGCGTGCCCAGGGTCAGAATGGTGTTGGTGCGGGAGACCGAAGCACCGTCCATGATCACCTGTGCACCGATGGCGCCACCAACAGCACTCATCAGGGAGATAGGGGTCATGATCAGGAACTCGCGCGCGTTCTCGTTCATCGGCTCCCCCTGGTTGTCTTTGAAGCCAAGGATGGCCTGCACTGCCGCGAGGATCACCTTCTCGGCTTCGCCCGCGGTGGGCGCGGTGGGCGTGGCCACGTCGATCGAGATGTCGTTCGACTGGGTGCCGCTGTCGTCTTCGGCGTGATCGGTGTCGAAGAAGAACTGGCCGTCGTAGCAGACGGCTGCTTCACCTGCGATGATCAACGCACTCAGCAGCTTCGCCCAGTGCGCGTTGGTGCGCTGCGCGAGCTCACGCACGCGGACCATGACCTGGCCGGTCTTGTCACGCCGCATTTCCTTCACCAGGACTTCGAGCGTGGCCTCGAAGTCCTTGTTGACGATGGTGATTCCGTCCGTGCGGAAGCCCTTGGCCTGGCGACCGCCGATCCATTCACGCATGGCGGGCGACTGGCCAAGCCACTTGTAGATCTCGGACTCCTGGTCGGAGGTGAAGTAGTTCGAGACGCCGGGGACCCAGAGGCCGCCCATGTCCTGTTCGAGGGTGGCGTAGAACTCGCCGATGATGGCGCGGCTGGAGAGACCTTGTGCACTCATGATGGTTTTCCTTGAGTTGGGTGTAGGTTGTGAGTGGGGCGGTCAGCGATCAGACGTCGCCAGCGACACGGGCCGCTTCTGCGGCTGCAAGGCCTGCGTCGAACTCGACGACGCACACGCCACTGGACACCCAGCGCGAGACGCGGCCGATGATGGAGTTGGTGCTGGCGGTGAGCGTGAAGGTGTCGTCGTCGCTGGCGTAGACCAGGGGGCCGTCGTTGGCCGTGACGGCGGTGGCACCCGCTACCGGGATCTGCACTTGACCCTTGCGGCGAACACGAACGCTCGCGCCGCCAGCGGCGCCCAATGAGTTGTCGGCTTTGGATTCGGCAAAGCCCAGGAAGGGGTCACCGGCCACCAGGGGACGGGCGTACCCGGAGGCGTTCTCGCCAACCGCCGCGCCTTCATAGATGATGTCGGCCGCGATGACGGGGTATTCCTGGATCGTGCCCAACTCGTAGGGCCGGGCCTTGTCGACGGCCAGGGTGGCCATGCCGAGAATCAGACCGTTGCGCACCTGAAGAGCGAAGACCACGTCGTGCAGGCGCTCACCAAGCGAGCGGGCCGCTTCGGCCGTCTTCCGACGAGCCACGGGTACGAAGAGGAAGGCAAATGCCACCAGCACCACCAGGGCGAGAGCGGCGGACCACAGCATGTCGTTCATGGGAGTTCCTTGGGGTTGAGTTGAAGGGTGTTCGGATCAGCCGCGCTTGATGCGAGCGCGACCGTCTTCCTCAGCGCGGGTGAAGGCGGTGAACGCGACCAGGCTGGAGAACTCGGCACGCACGGTGGCGTCTTTGTCCCAAGCGGCTTTGCAGCGGTCTTCAACCGGCACGGTCTTGTCCACGCCTGCGGCAGCGGCCTGATCGACAGCAGTGGGCAGCACGGCGGTGATGGTGGGTACTGACGCAGCACCGACTGGCTTGTTGGCTTCGGCTGCAGCGGCATTGGCCTGGGCGGTTCGCAGGCTGCGCTCGGCAGCATTGACGGCCATGGCAGCGTCTCCGCCGCTGGACTTGCCGTCGTACTTGAGCGAAGAGATGAGGGCTTCATGGCCAGGCAGCATCTGTGCTTCCACGGCCTGGATGCGCTCGCGTTCGGCGGTCGCGCCCTCGGCCAGGATCGCATGTAGCAGTTCGGGCGCTTCGGCCGCGATCTGTTCACGGGTGGGTTTCATGGATGGGGTTCCTTCAAGGGTTGCGGAGGTGCCGAGCAACACCGGCTCGGTGAGCGGGGGTTCGCCAGCGGACAGCGCACCGGCTGTCGTACTTGGCAGTCCACCCAACGCAAATGCGGCCTTGCGGCGCGCGGCGTACTGGGCTGGATTGGTGGCCATGCGCTCGACGATGTCGTCGACCGTGGCGAAGCCGTCGGCGAGTCCAGCGTCGAGGGCTTGTTGGCCGATGAAGACGCGGCCGTCAGCCATGTTGGAGAGCACATCGTCCACCGTCACCCTGCGGTGTTGCGCAATGGTGTCCGCGAAGACGGTGTAGAGGTGGTCGAGCTGGGCCTCGAAGTACGCCATGTACTCAGCGCTTGGAGACTGGCCGTTGATGGCGCTTCGCTTGTATTTGCCGCGCACGAACTCAACGGAGGTCGGGTCCGGCTGGCTCAAGGTCATTCGGGCATACACACCGATGTTGCCGGCCTGCACCGTCGGTCCGGTGAGGTACACAGCGTTGGCTGCGGATCCACCCCAGTAAGCCGCGCTGGAGATGGTGGCGTCGCTGACAGTGACGACGGGCTTGACCTTCGCCAGCTCGGCGACGGCGGAAGCCCACTCAGGTATGCCGAACACACTGCCGCCAGGGGAGTCGATCACCTGCACCAGGCCCTTGACCCGACTGTCTGCGGCGGCGCTCTGGATTTGCTGAACCAGCATCTGCGCAGAGGTGCCGCCGCTGATGTCGGTGAAGAGGTTGGCCTTGGGTGCAATCACGCCTTCGATAGGCAGGACAGCCACGCCGCCTTCACGCACTTGATAGCGCTGCTGCTCATTTGCCAGCGGCCGACCCAGGCGCGCTTCAACCGATGCCAGATCGATCTTGTCCCCTTTGAGGTGGGTCGTGTAGATCTGTTGGATCTCGCGCAGGCTCTCGGGCATGATGGCCCAGGGCGCTGTGAGAAGTTCGGTGAGTTTCATGTGATCGGATGCACTGGTTCTTCAGTGAAGCCGACTGTAGAAATTCATGCCCTAAAAAAACAGGGCAAATTGGCACAAGTTCAACCAGCCTGATCTCGTTCGATGTGGGCCGGCTGCGGTGCCGGTGCGCCGGCGGGCGCAGTCCACAGGCCGTCGCGCTTGCGGGCGTTCACTTCCTTGACCTGCTGCGGGTGTTTGGCCGCCCAGCTCACGCCATCGTGCAGGATGCTCTCGCTCTCCAGCGTGCTGATCCCCATGTCCACGCGGGACTTGGCTGCCTGCACTTCCTTTAGCGGATCCACGCTGCCAGGGCCATCACCGGTCCACACAGCACCACACCAGGCGGCACGCACCAGTGGGTCGGAAAAGAAGCCAGGCGCTCGAATCCGCCCCAGCCGAACTTCGTTGGCGAGCCACTCTTCGTACACGGGCTGGCACAGCTCGGTGACGATGAGATCTCGCTCCATGCGGAAGAACTTCCACGCCATGAGCAGCGCACCACGAGCCGCGGTGTAGCTGCTCTGAAAGTGCATCACCAGCACTTCGAACGGGATCTCAAGCGCCACGCCAATCTGGCGCAGGATGGCTTGCACGAAGGGGTCGAACTGGGGATTGGGTCGACCAGGGGTGAAGTTCTGCACCTCCTCGCCAGGGAGCAGATTGACAACCTGATTGTCGCCAGCGACCTTGCCATCCCAACCGAGCGATTCATTGAGGTACTTCTCTTTGCCCTCTTCGTTGAACAGGTCATCGAAGGCCTCTGGGTCCATCTTCGTGAAGAAGCTGGTGATGGCCGAGTCCACTGCGGCCTTGAGTTCCGCGTCGGTGTACTGGCTCAGTTGGCGCAACGGCTCCAGGATGGGTGCGATCCACGGCACGCCGCGCTTCTGACCAGGGCGCAATGGTTTGAAGACGTGCAACACATTGCGCCGGCCGCTCTCCCGTCCGCGTACACGCAGCGGCGTCCAGGTGTTCTTCACCAGCCGGTCACCTGGGTGGTGCTTGCATACATACACCTGGAGGGCCTCGCCCGTTTCTGGGTCGAACTCGATGCCATCGATCAGCGTCTCGGTGTCGGACTTGCGGTCGGGGTTGCAGACGCGGTCAGCTTCGATCAGTTCCAACACCAAGTGCTGGCTGTTGCCGGCGCGCTCGATCAGCGGGAGGTTGACAAAGTGGTCGCCGCTCTCCTTCCACGACCGATGCACCAGACTCTGACCCTGGTAAAAGTTGCAACTTCGGTCGAGCGTGCAGTCCTTGGACGCGGCGTAGGCGTCGAACCGCGCCTTGGTGATCAGCTGCCAGGCATCGGCGTCTTCCTGGCTCATCAGCAGGATGGCGGCGTTGATGGACGGGTTGCAGCTCAGGCCGGTGCCGATGCTGTGGCTGTTGTTGATGTTGAGCGCCCCCAACGCAACAGGGGCATTGCGCATCTGATCGCGACTGCGGGAGCGCAAGGTGGGCAGGTCGCCAATGATGTCAGCATTGGGCGATCCAGCGGCAGTGCGCCACTTGGACAGTGCCGCCCGGTCGGTGCGGGCACCGGTGTATCCGCCCGACAGAGCCAGCACGGTACGGGACTGTTGACGCTGCTGGCCCCATTTGGGGTTGACGTAGGTAATGACCTTGTCGAGCAGATTGGCTTCGACCAGCGGCCTGCGTGGGGTTCGTTCTTTCATGTCATCGCACCATGGTGGCGGAGCGGCCGCGGCGCGTGGCGCGCATGCTCAGCTCAGACACGCGGCGGCTCCATAGTTCAATGCCCTGCTGGATGGCCGGCAGATCCTGAAAGGTCATGCTGCGACCGCTGATGGTGTAGCTTTTGCGGGCAAGTGCCGCCGTCTCAGCGGCTAGATAGGCGTTGAGCTGCTCCTGAGCTTGCTCAAGGGTGATTCCGGCCATGTGGTTGGACTCCTAGGTGGAGGCAAGTCTAGGCAGCGGACTCGTTGAAAAACAGGGCAAATTGGCACCGCATCAGGCACCTCCGGTCTTGATGTACCGATAAAGCGACCGGCGGCTGATGCCGTGGCGCGAGGTGATGGCGTCGTCACTCTCAGCACTGCCGATCGCGTCGTCGAACACCGCGCGCCGCTGCTCGGGCGACGGGTGTTTTTTTCGCTTGGGAATGCGCACGCGCAGGCCACCGTATTCGGCTTTAATGGCGACTTCGATCACCTGGGCCTGTTCGTCTGTGAGGCCCGGGTTGACGTCGCGCACGCGCTGCAGCACCAGCAGAACGATGTCGGGCCCGGTGCCGTCGGTCTCGGCGCTGCGGCTCATTTTCGGAACCTCCCGCCGCCACCGAGCGAGATCTTCCCGTCAACGATGGAGGGCGCCACTGCCGGGCGAGAGGGTACTGGATTCGGTCTAGGTGCCTGCGGTGCAGCGCGATTGCCGATGGGTTCGACTATCGGCGCGCCGTTCTGCTTGGCTTCCAGTTCGCCCTGCTGTGGATCCTGCGATGTCTCGGGCTGATCGACTGGATCGAACAAGTCACCGATGGTGGGAACCAGGCGGTCGCGCAACAACTGCCAGGCGTGTTCGCTCTTCTTATGCAGGCCCAGCATCATGGCGGCAGCCACGTTGTAGACGGTAAGGTCCAGCGGTTCGTTAGGCTCGCCCTTCTTCTGTTCCCACCAACTGACCTTGCGGCCGCGCTTGAAACCGCTGGTGCGGTACTCGGCCACCAGCCCCTTAAACCAACTCTCGGGCAGGTCTTGGCTGAAGTGGATGGCACCAGGGCCTTGCATAAACTTCCAGCGCGCCTGCAGGTAGTCCTTAGCCGTGTCAGTTCCGATGATCCACAGTTGCGGGCCGCGGCGCTCGGTCTTGCCCCTCTTGTCCACGCCGACGTTGCTGGGCTTGTTACCGATGATGGGGCGGTTCTTTTTGTTGGCGTCGCCCTTGATGGCGAAGACGTTGCGGTGGCGGCGCGCTTGGGTGAAGTTGTAGACCTCTTGCGTGTGGTGTCCACCGGAGTCGACAAAGGCGGCACTTACGTTGAGGCGGCAGCCGCTGGCGTGGCGGTAACGGCCTTTAAGCAGTTCGTCGGCCTTGTCCCATGTAGCTTTGCTGGCCGGATCTCCATGGATGATCTGATAGTCCACCACCCAGCCTTCCATGCCCTCGCCCCATGCAATGACCTGGAATTCCAGGCGGTAGGCCTGCACGTCGATGGCGGCGGTGAGGACGAGCCCGCCGGCCGGCACGGTGGTCAGGCGGTACGGTTCGGCGCGAGCCATCAGCCCTTCATAGCGCGTCGTCTCTTTGCTTCGCGCCCAGCACTTGGCCAAGCGTGTGTTGTAGAAGACGATCATGCTGGTGTCGTCGCCCTCCTCCAGCTTGGCCTTGGCCTTGTGATACTGCTTGAGCAGCGAAATCCAAGGGAGCCAACCGTAGGGGAGGAACATGGCCGAGGCTTGGAAGCTTTCGGTCTCACCGTCACCCGGGACGCCATCGCTCCATAGACCACGCGCGAACATCCGGGTTTTGTCCCCCTCGCCGTGCAGCCCGCCGCACTCACTGCAGGGGTAGAACGCTTCCTTGCCATCATCGCTGGCGATCAAGCACGGTTCGCCGTCCTTGGTGAAGAAGTCAAGCGGTTGGGCGTGGCCGCAGTGAATGCACTCCGCCAAGGCGACTCGCTGGGTGCCGCGCTCGTACAAGGTCTGGATCGGGCTTTCGCCTTCGATGGTCGGTGAGCTGGGGTAGTAGGTCTTACGGTCCCGCTCGTGGCTGGTCATGCGGGTTTCCAACAATTCGTCGGGCGAGCCTTCACCGCCCACGTTGTCCTTGGATCGGTCGATCTCGTCGAATACGCCGTAAGTCGCCGACAGTTCCGAAAGGTTGGCTGCGGCACCGGCGCTTGCGATGTACAGCGCACCGCCCGGATAGGCCTTGATGTCGTTGTTGTTGGTCGCCACGCGAGATGCCGGACGGGCGAAGCGCTCGCGCAGCACTTGGGTGGCAGCCACCACCTTGTCGATGCGGGCGGCCGCGCGCTTGTGCAGCTTGCCGGTAGGCACTACCCAGATAAAGTTGCGTGGGCGCTGGTGCACAGTCTCGCCCAGAAAATTCAGACCAACCTGGCTCTTGAACATCTGGGAAGCAACCATGGCCGCTACGCGCTTGCACGGGTGGTCAGCACTGAGGGCACGCATCACCGCGCCGGCATGCGGCGTACGCGACGTTTTGTAGCGACCCGGCTCGCTCGCGCCGGTCTCCTTCGGCACCACCATGTTGTCGTCAGCCCAGACCTCCACCGACTTGTTCGAGTCCGGTTCGATGCCACGCGCGAACGCGTCGAGCAGCAAGTAGTAACCGTCGTGCAGGTCGTTCAATCGGCCTCCACCTTTACGCCAAGCTTCTCGCGCAGGCGCTGAGCCAGCATCAGTTGGATGGTGCGGTTGTGCTGGCGCAGGACCTTGGCGCAAGCGTCCGCGTTTTCGAGCACCGCCACTTCGGCGGCGAGGGTGTTGACGGACGAGTCCATAGCGTCGCGCAGTTCGCGGGCAATGTCGAAGCCGCCTCGATTGATGTCGGCCACGTCCCTCACCTCTGCACGCTTGCGAGCCAGATCCAGCTCGGCAAGCGCAGCATTGGCGTTCTCGGTGCGCACACGTGCGGCGGTGTAGCCGTCTGGTGCCACAGCAGCTGCAGCGAGCACGGCCGGCGCCTGGACGCCATCACCGGCCGCCGTCAGCAGGTCTCCACCGGCTTCGGATACGTGTCCACCACCATCGGTGGCGCCGATCCGAGCGCGGGTGTTGCGCGCCCACTGGCTGTCGGCCAATGCCAGGTCCACCAGTTTGTCCGGCCCGAACGCGCTGATGCGCCCCGCGTCAACCGCCTTGCGTACCGCCTCACGCGACGCGCCGGGCAGCCCGCGCTCTGCGCGCGACCGCGCGTACTCCGCCTGTGTCAACAGGTTCGGGTCACTTTTGGCCATGTGTCAACCCGCGTGTCAACATTTCCCGGGCCGGATTTCTAGCGCGATTTCGCGATCGTTTCGCCCCGTATGAGACGGGCGCACGGAAGGACCCGAACGGGGGGTGGGGGGTCGGGAGAGTGGGGTGCATGGTCAGCGCGCGTTGAACTTCGAGACGTAGAAACGGGCTTCGCTCGCGAAGATGGTGGGGAAGCGGGCGCGGATCGTGCCGACCACCGCGCGGTTGATTCGCTTCTGGTTGAACATCTGGGCTACATCGATCGTGCTCACAGCCTTGATGGGCAAGCGATCCTTGCCCGTGCGGATGAAGACGGTGCGTCCCTTGTTCCCGATGAATGCGCCGGTGATGATCTTCTTGCCACCGGTCTTGCGGACCTGGAAACGGAGCTGGTTGAGCGTGCCTTCCTTGCCGCGCTTGCGCGCCTGGGCAAGGCTCACCGAGCGTTCGAGGAACGCAATCATGTTCGAGCTGCGCTTCTTGCCATTGCCACCAATCAACTCGGCAGTGAAGCTGAACTGGCCTGCCCTGAAAGCGGCGCGCTTGAGGCGCAGCCGCTCCCGGACATAGGCCGAGGTAACGCGGTACTCCGAGGTGATCTCCCGGCCCATCTGAGTCTGTGCCTGGGCCATGGTCTTGTTCATGGCTGAGACCAAGGCCCGACCGCCAATGTCGGAACGCAGCTGCCGCAAGGACCGCTGCACTTCGGGGAAGTTGGTCTTGAAGTCCAGCTTCATGGTTCGTCCCGCCCCCACGGAGACCGCAGCCCAATGGACCGTCCGCCCTCTTCCGCAAAGAACGTGCAGCGATGGCCGTGCACCAGATGCCACCGTGCCGCCACATCCGCACCCTGCGCCTGCAACACGGCGGCATGCTCACGCCTGGCCTGTTGAGCCTTGGCCATTTGCGCATCCACCATGTCGCTGCCGTAGGCCTCCCTGCAGAGGTCGACAAACGCGGCCACCGCAGGCATGGCTTGGCGCCGCGCCGCGTTTGGCGCCGTCCGTTCGATCGACTGCTCATCCTTCATAACTCTTCCTTTTTTTTGAGAGAGAAACCAGAGTGGTGTTACGCGTGCGCGCGACCGTGTTGCGCCTGGAGCCCGCGTCGTTACGTGCGTTACGCTCGTTACGGGGGGTGTGCGTTACGCACATGCGCACGCGCCTGCACGCACATGGGTATGCGCGCACATGTACAGGGAGGTGGCGTAACACGCGTAACGCACGTAACGACGCGGGTTTGCGGCGCATCGGCGTTACGCTGAGTGCGTAACAGGCTCATTTCTCACCCCCGGCTCTCTTGCCCGACGTGGGGGCGGGGGAGGATGTTCCATCGTCGGTTCCTGATCCACCTTCCCTGGTACGGAGAAAGCGGCTCAAGGCGACGTCGAAGGTGTCAACAGCACTGCCAGCCCACTCGCCTTCGGAGACACCGTTGCGCGGGCCGCAGTCGCGCGGTATCCAGCACCGCACGGACTTCCTGACGCTCGTGGCATCCACCAGGTTGATCACCTTGTAGGTGAGCACGGGTTCGAGCTTTCGGCCTTCCGAGTCCTTCTCAACTCTTTCGTCGGCCCATTTCCTGACCGTCGAGGTGAATTGCGCCTGGTTCGGGGCCCAGCGCTCGCCGGTGTTCTCTCCCCAACGGCGGAAGGCGCGGTACAGTTGCTCGGCCGAGCACACGGTCCTGGGCAGGTGCAGGTACCCGCCCATCCAGTCGAGCATGAAGCGCTCGCCCGGTTCCATGCTCAGCTCGATGAGGTCCTGCTTGGCCTGCGTCATGAGCGGCTTCGTGTGCTCGTGGAAGCCATCCAGCGGATAGTTCAGCAGATAGTGCATCCACTTGGCCGCGCCACCAGCTGCCAGGAAGGCCCGCACCGTGTCGTATAGCTTCCCGTCTTCGGGAATCGGGGTGTAGACGACGAGATGGCGCCGGTCATCCCGCTCCAGCGCGATCGGGATTTTCTCGTTCGAGAGAAACACCAGGTTCGCCCAGTTGGCTTCCCAGCGGGTGTCGGTGTGCATCGAGCGGATCGGGATACGCTCCGCGTCGATCATCCACTTCAGGCGGTTCTTGTTGTGAAACAGCTCCTGGCGGCTGACCACCTCATTGCAGACCACGATCTGCTTTGCCGATATCCACGCGTTGTACTTTTCCTCGATCTCGGTCTGGCCGACCATCACGCCATAGCGCCCGTACATGTCGCGGACCACATCGAAGAAGAGGTTCTTACCGGTGCCCTGAGGCCCGTGGAACACCAGCGCAGTGGCCATCTTGGCACCTTGCTTCTGCAGGGGAAGCGCCAACCAGCACAACACCCAGTTCTTCACTTCGTCGACGCTGGTCACCGCGCCATCGCACCGGCTGCAGAGGTGATCGAGGAGCGCGAGCATGGGCTCAACATCCTTAGCCTCACAAGCCACCGGTTCGATGGCCAGGCCATTCCACAGGTTGATCGCGTCTTCACCGCATTGTTCGGTTGGGTCGAAAACAAGCTGCTCTTCGTCGACGCTCTTGCGGTCTGGCGAGGCCTTCCACATGCGCACGTAGTCCGCACCGAACATGTGAGCCATGTTGGACAGCTTCACGCTCTTGCGCTTTTCGCCATCCCAGGCCGTGTCGGTGGGGTAGATCAGCGTGAAGTTCTCAATGAGGCGCGTGTACTTTCCCCAATCGATCTTCTTTTTTGGCTTGCCACCATCGCCCGCGGCCTCCCCCCCCTTCCCCTTCGAAGACGCGCTAGCGCTATCAGGGGAAGGGGGTGGAGAGGCCGAATTCGCGCCATCTGACGCACTGGAGCGCCTCTTCCGGCCCGCACTGAGCGGCAAGACATTGTTCAGTGGCGCTTCCGCGCCAGAGGCCAGGAAGGCGGCTTCTGGCGCTCCCAGCTCATCGCCCGCCGAGTCGTCGTCAGGCTCAACCGGTGGCAGGTGTGGGTCATCCGGTTCAGTCACTCAAGGCCTCCACGATGAGCGCCGTGACACGCTGCAGTTGGCGAGCAACGACGGAGAGGCCTTCGCGCTGGTGCAGGTCATTGAAGTCGGTGTCCTTGAGCTGCCGCGTTCGCGCGTCGAACACCGGCCAGACGATCTCGCATGAATCCGTGTGCTTCGCCGCCAGGCGCGCACGCCTGCAGCCGGGATTCGGGCCCGCATGGTCGGTCGACTTCCAGTCGTCATCGGCGCAAATCAGAATGAACGCCTCGGGGTAGAGGCCGCGCAGCAGCTCCACTACCGCAGGCAAGTTGTAGGCATCGAGCGCCACGAACACGGGCCACTTCTTCTCCGTCGCCATGCGAATGGACAAGCCAGTGGCATAGCCTTCGCACACCAACAGCAGAAGGCTCTCCGGAGAGATTTCGCCCAATCGCACGCTGCAGCCGGTTTTTGCGAAGCCGGAGGTGAAGACCTTCTGCGGCAGCGGCTCGCCCGTCCGGCGATGCTTGCGCGGCCCGGGGTGGATACGCTGTACTGCACGCAACGCGTCCTCGCGCGGCAAGTCGTACCGCAACAATGGAATCAGGATCGATCCGTCGGGGAGATACCGGCATGCCTCGCCTTCCACCTGCTTGGACTTGAGATAGGCCGAGCTGCCGGTGCGAGATCCCGTGGCCCAGAGTTCGGCCGCGGAAAGGGCGGCTAGACGGGCCTCTTCGGCGCGCGCAGCGGCCTCGGCCCTCCGCGCTGCTTCGTGCTCCGCTTTCCGGCGCGCGCGCTCAGCCTCAGACAGCGGCGCCCAATCGACCTCGACCTTTTCGGACTTGCCGCTGCGCCAACTGCCAAACGTGCCAACCAGGTAGACCCCGCCGGCATCAGGGCGGAACTCGTACAGCTTGTACCAAGCCTTGCCCCCTACTCCGCAGGTTGTGCGCCGATTGAGGACAGGAAAGCGACTTCGGTCTTTCAAACGTAGGGCGATACCAAACTGCTCCATCTGATGGAGCACCTCTCGGTAGTTGTCCATCAGTTCCGCTTGCTCTGCAGCAATGTGAGAAGGGCATCGCGCTGCTCGCGCAGCTCTCGGTTTTCTCGCTCCAGCGTCGTCTCGACCTTGCGCATGGCGCTGAGGTCAAACCCTCGGTCGTGGTTCATCCAGAGCAGCGGGGCATCGTTCCCACAGTGATTCATGACCAGCTTGAGGCGCGGCCAGATGATGCCTTCCTGTCCAGACTGCCAACGGCTGAATTGGGCCTTATCCAGCTTGAGATCGCGCTGGACCTGCTTCGCCTCGTAGCCGGCCAGCTCGACGCACAGATCAAGGGCCGCGCCCAGTGACTGTTTGCGCATGACCTCGGAGGGTGACACCACCAAAGGGATGGATACCTGTTGCATTTCGATGCCTCTCAATTTTGTTGTGTGGTGTTGAGAGGCTCGCGGAGGCAAAAATTTTTGACATGCGAACCAACCACACGAAAGAAAAACCCGCCGGCCGCGCGCCAGGTTGTGGCCAGGGAGGAAGAACCTTCAGGCGCGCGGCCACCGCTGCGAGCGGCCACATGGCGGAAAGACTGCCGGAAGAAGGGACGAAAGACCGGCAACCGCAAAACATGTCGAGGAGCAGGCTCGCAGATGGCTTCCGCGCTTGCCTCCAGCGGGGCACGGGATTGCGCATGTCAGTCCTGCACGGCCTTTGCCTCTGCGAGCTCGGGCCAAATGAGGCGCCAACGATCTGGGAACACCTTTGTCCGCGCCAGCGCGCCACCCGTGAACGCCTCAAGCCGCGCACCGTGTTCGACCGGAATCGGGCGTTCTCCGGTAGCCATCTTTGCAACAAATGAGGGGCTTACACCAAGGTGCCGGGCGAGACGAACCGCTCTCCCATGCTCTTCGGACAACCATGTTTTCAGGAGTTCCATGGCCGGATTATTGCCCATTGGGACATATCACGTCCACTCCCAATGGAAAATTTCTTTATTACCCGATGGGGAATACCCTCGCTCGCATGCAGACGGTTCACGACACAAGGCGGCAGCGCCTCGACATCCTGATCGGGCGATTTGGGTCTATCGCAGGCTTAAATGAGGCCCTGAGCTGGCCACGAACGGACTCCCGTTTGAGCCGCATTAAGAACGCCAACGCCAGAAGCGACCGGGACGGGAAGGTATTTCAGATGGGCGACAACATCGCCCGCGAGATGGAGAGCACCCTAGGCCTTGGCACTGGCTGGATGGATACCCCGCCGTCCTATGCAGAGTTGCACGGTGAAAACGACCCTATCAGCAAGGCCGTCGATCTTCTGAGCGTCATGGAACCGGAGGCGCGCTACCAAGCCCTCCGCTTGCTAGATGCGCTTACTCAACCACCAAAGGCCAACGGCACCCACGGCAACTGACCGGGCAAAATGCAAACGGTGAGCCTGGACTTACTTTCCCGGCTTCCAGACAAGCTCGACAGGGCTGGTGAACTCCAAGACCTGCTCGCCTGCTTGGTATAGCGGAAGCTGCACCAGGATCTTCCTGGACTTCTGAGCAGCAGCGATGAAGCGGGCGTGAGGCCCTAGAAACACGGTCACAGAACCGCCGTCGGCTGAGGGCAGCCCCTCGTATGCCCGAGGCTGGCCGTCTCCAAACTTAACTGCAATGCTGCAAGGATCGTAGGTCGATCGACAAAGGATCTGACCCCGCTCGATCCGCACCAAAACGTCGACTCCGTACTTCGGATGCCTACGAACCGTGAGCGTTCCGTGATTTTTGCCAGCATAGGGAAACGCCAGATTCAGCGAGTTGTCGCTCTCTATCTGAGCGTAGTAGGCGGTCTTGCCCGTCATTCGGTCTGCCTCGTCGTGGTACCTCCACTGACCCGCCGAAACAGACATCGGACCACATGCAAACGCAAGCCACAACCACCGCATCTCGGCCTCCCCCAGTTTTGGACACACGCGCCGCCCCTGCGGCACCCCACAGAGTTACACATTCTTTCGATTCGCTCAACCCCTGATTGCCCACTGAAACCAGCAATATTTCCCATTGGGTATTGACACGATAAGACCCATTGGGAAATAATTCCTCCACGCCCACCCCGGGCGATGGAGGTCACATGTCAATCCACCGGATCACAGCCCTGGACACCGCCCAGGCCGTCCAGGCACACGCGGTCACTGTCGTCGAACTGGATGAGCGCGAGAGCGGCTTCGCGCTGCTGACGCAGTTCGGCATCACCGATTTCGCAGACACCGAGCCGGCCGAGCTGGCTCTGGTGCCGATCGAGGCCGACCACC